CACAAGTACCAGCTATTTTAAAGACCTAAATAATGTTAATCTGAGACAAATTATGTACGATAAAAAGATTAAAGCGATGGAAGAAGAACTGACTCCATTTGGCTTCTTTGATAATGGAGATACAACTGAAAAGTCGCCATTGAACTTCTGAAAATGACTTTTCAATAAATAAATTAGTGCTTTCAAGTGCTCCTCGAAGCAAAACAGAATAACATGTAATAAGGAGAATTACAATGCCTTTTCAATTAAGTCCTGGCGTTGCAGTTGTAGAAAAAGACTTCACTTCAATCGTTCCAGCAGTATCTACTGCAGCTGGTGCTTTCGCAGGTGTGTTCCAATGGGGTCCATGTCTACAGCCAGTAACGATCACTTCCGAAAATAACTTAGTAAGTCGTTTCGGTAAACCAACTGACGATGCAGTAATAAATCGTTCGTTTTTCACTGCTGCTAACTTTTTAGCTTACACTAGTAATTTACTAGTAACTCGTGCAGATACATTAGCTCATAGAAATGCGGTAGCCCGTGTTTCTGGTACACTACAGAGTGTATTATTAACAAATGGTGGATCTGGTTATACATCAGTTCCTACAGTAACTTTTAGTGCACCGCAAGTTGTTGGTGGTGTTCGTGCAACTGGAACGGCAGTTCTTTCTGGTGGTGGTGTAACTGCTGCTACTGTTGCTACTCAAGGTTCTGGATATATCACTGCAACTGTAACATTTAGCTTACCTCAAATAAGTGGTGGTGTTCGTGCAACTGGTACTGCTACTATCGTTGGTGGTCAAATTACAGCTATTGTAATTACTAATGCTGGTTCTGGTTATCTAACTGCTCCAACTGTAACAATTACTTCAGACACTGGTACTGGTGCTTCTGCAGGTGTTGTGACAATTCAACCATCTAGTGTTGTTGGTATCACTACAACTAATGCTGGTTCTGGTTACACAACTGCCCCAACAGTTACTATCGCCAATGGTGGTGGTACTGGTGCTGCTGCTACAGCAACAATTCAGGTCGGTGGTATTAAGATTCTAAACGAAAACTTTTATCAATCAAATTATGCTAATGGTGCTGGTGTTACTGGTGAATGGGCTGCAAAATTCCCAGGATCACTAGGTAACTCAATAACTGTTGGAATGTGCGACTCTGCAACTTTCTCAACATGGACATATAAAGCTGAATTTGATAGTGCTCCTGGAACTTCTGACTACGCTGCAGGTGTTTCTGGTTCTAATGACGAACTTCATGTTATCGTTATCGATAGAGATGGTCGTTGGACTGGTATCCCTGGATCTATTCTAGAAAAGTTTTCATTCTTATCTAAAGCGATTGATGCTAAGAAATCTGATGGTACTAATAACTACTATAAAGATGTAATCAATTCACGTTCACAGTATATCTGGTGGACTGACTTCCCAGAATTAGCTGATTATTCAGGTCCAGTTACTAACTGGGGTGTTCCTGCTGCGAATACTACATTCCAATCATCTGGCCAACACAATTATGATTTATCTGGTGGTGTTGATTCTACAGCTGTGACTGACGCACAACTTATCGCTGCTTGGGATGTATATCGTGACACAGAATTGTATGATGTTTCATTGATGCCAGCTGGTTGGGCAAGTGCAACTGTTGCTAACTTCATTATCGCTCTAGCAGAAGAACGTAAAGATTGCGTAGCTTTCATTTCTCCAATTGATATTTCTACTGGAGATTATGTAACAAACTTCAACTATGGTGGTGCTGAAGCGGTTAACACTATTATTGAATTCCGTAACGCATTAACATCATCTTCTTATGCTGTACTTGATTCTGGATTTAAATACCAGTATGATAGATATGAAGATAAGTATAGATTCGTTCCACTAAACGGTGATATCGCTGGTCTATGTGCAAGAACTGACTACACTAATGACCCATGGTTCTCTCCAGGTGGTTTAAATCGTGGTCAAATCAAGAACGTAGTAAAACTTGCTTTACATTTACACAAAACTGATCGAGATAATCTATATAAAGCTGGCATTAACCCAGTTATTACAGTTCCAGGTGATGGTACTGTTCTATTCGGTGACAAAACTCTATTGGCTAAGCCATCTGCGTTTGATCGAATCAATGTTCGTAGATTGTTTATCGTTCTTGAGAAAGCAATCGCTACTGCTGCTAAGTATCAGTTGTTCGAAATTAACGACAGCTTTACTCGTGCTCAGTTTAAGAACTTGGTAGAGCCATTCTTGCGTGATGTTCAGGGTCGTCGTGGTATCACTGATTTCGTTGTTAAGTGTGATGATTCTAATAACACTGGTGAAGTTATCGATCGTAACGAGTTCGTTGCTGACATCTTCATCAAACCAGCTCGTTCTATTAACTTTATTAGTCTTAACTTCGTTGCTGCTCGCTCTGGAATTAATTTCTCAGAGATTGGTGCGTAAGACTAAATAAAGAGGACAAGGAGAAATAAATGGCAAATATCGCTGATTTTAAAGCACAAATGATTGGGGGCGGTGCTCGCCCTAATCAATTCCGTGTTGAATTGATTTTCCCAACATACGTACCACTAGGTGTCGTTGCTGGGCAACGTGCTCAGTTCTTATGTAAAGCTACTACGCTTCCAGCTTCTACGATCGAAACTATTCCAGTTTTATATCGTGGTCGTCAAGTGCAGTTTGCTGGAGAAAGAACTTTCGCACCATGGTCAGTAACAATTTATAACGATACGACTTTCAATATTCGTAACGCTATGGAACAATGGCAGGCTGGAATTCAGAACTACTCATCAACTGAAGGTCGTGTTAACCCACGTGACTATCAGGTTGATTTACAAGTTCATCAATTGGATCGTGCTGGCGCAATCATCAAGAGCTACAAGTTTGTTGATGCATTCCCAACATTGATTGGTCCAATCGGTTTAGATTTCGACCAGCAAAACCAAATTGAACAATTTGACGTAGAGTTCAATTACAACTACTTCACTTCTCAGTCTACTGAAGGTGGTGGCATTAATATTAATGTTTCTGTTGATACGCCAATCGGTAGTTTCCCTCTACCAATTTAATTTTAGGTTGACAATTTAATTATGCAATTATTTGGATTCGAGATAAAACGTAAAGAAGAACCTAAGGATATCGGGGCTGTAGTAACCCCGATGTCTGATGATGGTTCAACAGTTGTATCCACTTCTGCCACTTCCTATTATGGAATGGTTATGGATTTGGATACGATCGTTAAAAACGAAAACGATCTAATTAGAAGATATCGCGAAACAGCAATGTATGCTGACTGTGATGCTGCTATTGAAGACATCGTTAATGAAGCTATCATCGCTGAGTCTGATGACCAAGCTGTTAAGATTGACTTAGATAAAGTTAAATTATCTGAATCAATTAAAAACAAAATCAGAGCAGAGTTTGATGAAGTTCTTCGTTTATATGACTTTGACGATAAAGGTCATGATATCTTCCGTCAATGGTATATTGATGGTCGTAGTTACTACAATGTCCTTTTGGATCCAAAAAATCCAAAGGCTGGAATTCAAGAACTTCGTTACGTTGATCCACGTAAAATTCGCAAGATTAAAAATGTGGAAAAGAAAAGAAACGAACGAGGTGTAGATGTTGTTGTTAAGAGTGAAGAATACTACTTATACAACGACAAGGGTATTAGCGAAGCTACAGTTCAGGGTGTTAAACTTGCTGTAGATTCTATCGTTTATTGTCCATCTGGTATGATGGACCAAAACTCTGGTATGATGCTTTCTTATTTACATAAAGCAATCAAGCCAGTGAATCAATTAAAGATGATTGAAGATGCGGTAGTTATTTACCGTATATCACGTGCTCCAGAAAGACGTGTGTTTTACGTAGACGTTGGTAACTTACCTAAGCTAAAAGCTGAACAATACGTAAATGATATTATGAACAAGTTTAGAAATAAGATTGTTTATGATGCAACTACTGGTGAAACTCGTGACGATCGCAGACATCTATCAATGATGGAAGATTTCTGGATGCCACGTCGTGAGGGTGGTAAGGGTACAGAAATTACCACACTTCCTGGTGGACAAAATCTTGGTGATATCGAAGATATTCGTTATTTCCAAAGAAAATTATATCAATCATTAAATGTTCCAATGTCACGTTTAGAATCTTCAACTGGATTTGCTCTAGGAAGATCTACTGAAATTACACGTGATGAGATTAAATTTAATAAATTCATTCAGCGTCTACGTAAAAAATTCGCTGCCTTATTTAATGGTGCTTTACGTGTTCAACTTATTGCGAAGAACATAATTACACCAGAAGATTGGGAAATGTTAGAACAATCAATTCAATACGACTTCCAGCAAGATAATAATTTTGCAGAGTTAAAGGATAATGAATTGATGTTACAGAGATTAACTGCTCTACAACAAGCAGAACCATATATTGGTCGTTTTTATTCATCTCATTGGATTCGTAAAAACATTCTACGTCAAACTGATGAAGAGATCGATATTATGGATAAAGAGATGGAAGAAGATAAGATGCATGCGTTTGATCAGGCTGAAGAAAAAGGTCAAATCGCTGGAGTTACACAGGTTGCCCAACAGCAACATTTGGCTGATAATGGTTTTGGTGGTAATGAACAATCACCAACTGATAAAGGAGAATGATAATGAGTGAATCCGTACACAATTTAATTAACGCAATTGCTTCTGGCAATGCATTAGAAACAGAAGCTGCTTTTAATGCAGCGATGGCTGAAAAGATTTCAGCAAGATTAGATGATATGCGCATCGATGTAGCCCAAGGATTATTTAAAGGCGAGCAAGAAGCACAAAACGTTGATGTAGAAACTACTCAAGAGCAAGAATGAAATATAAAGATTTCGTTAAATCTGTAAACTCTTTTGACGAAGTTACGTCAACTGACACTACACGTCAAGAGATTGTTAAAGAATCATACGACGAAATAGAAGACGTTCGAATCGCTACAATTATAAAAGAATATCACGAAATTAAAGTAACTAATACACTAATCGAATCATATAAAGAGTTGGCGTCATCTAATATTTTTACAGTTGATCCAATCGTACAACAAATTAGAAATTTAAATAAACTAGATTCGATCGTCGAAGGTAAAATACATTATCAATTATCTGATGGATCTGTTGTCGCAATAAATCAAGACACACAACAACAGCTAAATAATTTATTAAATAACCAAAAAGAAATTGTTGAGTATATGAGAGAAAGTAAGAGTAATTTCTTTCATGTGCTTAAGAAAATTAAGGAATAAAGATGGCATTAACTAAAAGCATCTTAAAGATGACCGAGACAGAAACTGTTGTTAAAGTTTCAGGTAATGGCGGATCTGCTACTATCGATTTACAAACAGATTTAGTTGACGCAAACCAAGCAATATCTGGTGCTACTCAAACTGTTACTATCACTGGTGTTCGTTGGAGTGGTGAGACATCAAATACAATTTTAGTTGAAAGAAATTCGGTAAGAATTTTAACTCTGCCAACAGAACAAGCAGATTATATCGCTTTTGATGGTCAAGAACTGCCACCAGAAAACACACAATCTACTCAAGATATTACTATCGGACAAAACGGAACTGGTTATGTTGAGTTGTATTTAAAGCTACGTAAAGTTTCTGGTTATGCACCTAAAGTTGAGACTGCACAATTCAGCGTCTATGACGACACTAACACAGTAGGAAGCTAAAATGAGACTGATTAAAGAAGTATTTGATACAACAAACGTAATCGTTGAATCAAAACTAGGTAAACCAAAACAATATTTCATTGAAGGTGTTTTCCTTCAATCAGAATTACAGAATCGTAACGGACGTATGTATCCAGAGAAAGTTATGGATAAAGAAGTTAAGCGTTACTGTGAAGAATATGTTGCCAAGAATCGTGCTTACGGTGAACTAGGTCACCCAGATACACCATCTATTAACTTAGATCGTGTTTCTCACATTATTACTGACCTACGTAAAGAAGGTACGAATTATATTGGTAGAGCAAAAATTCTTGAAACTCCAATGGGTATGATTGCACGTGGTCTATTAGATGGCGGAGCAAACCTTGGTGTTTCAAGTAGAGCACTTGGTTCTCTTCAAATGAACAAAGAGGGTGTTCAAGTGGTTCAGGACGACTTTATGCTGTCAACTGCAGCTGATATCGTTGCTGATCCATCCGCTCCAGATGCATTCGTTCAGGGCATTATGGAAAGCAAGGAGTGGGTTTTCGTTGATGGAAAGTTTGTGGAGAAGCATATCGATGAAGCAAGATCTATGATCAAGAAAGCATCATCAAAGAATTTAGAAGAAGCGAAAATACTCGCTTTCCAAAAGTTTCTGAGAGAAATCAGATAAATAATAAATAATTACATAGAACTAATCCAGTTAGGAGAAAACGATGTCAATCGAACAAAAAATCGCTGAACTTCTTGCCGAATCTAAAGCTGCTGAATTAACTCAGCAAGTTGAAGACCAAGCTGAAGAAGTTATCGCTGAAGAGACAGCTGAAGAAGTTGTAGCTGAAGAAGTTTCTGTAGAAGAAACTGAAGAAGTTATCGCTGAAGAAGCTGAAGAAGAATACACTGTTGATGTTTCTGCAGACGTAGAAGCTCTTATCAATGGTGAAGAGCTTACTGAAGAATTTAAAACTAAAGCTGCTACGATTTTCGAAGCTGCTGTAGTTACTCGAGTAAAGCAAGAAGTTGCTAAACTTGATGAAGAATATGCTGCTAAGTTAGACGAAGCAGTACAAAAGAATGTAGAGGGTCTTGTTGAACAAGTTGATGGATATCTCAACTACGTAGTTGAGCAGTGGATTGCACAGAATGAATTAGCCCTTGAGCATGGTATGAAGTCCGAAATCCTAGAAGGATTTGTTGCTGGACTAAAAGGTCTTTTCGAAGAAAACTATATCGATATTCCTGAAGAGAAATTCGATGTGTTGGGTTCTATGGAAAGCAAAATCGAAGAACTAGAAACTAAGCTAAACGAACAAGTTGCTGCTAATGTTGAGTTGAGCAAAACTCTTGCTGAACAGAAGCGTATCGAAATCGTTGAAACTGCATGTGAAGGTTTAACTGACACAGAAGTTGAAAAGTTCAAAGGTCTAGCTGAAGAGTTAGCATACGAAGATGTTGAAACTTTTACTACTAAAGTTAAGACTATCCGCGAAAGCTACTTCACTACCAAAGCACAAGCAGATGTTACATCTGTAGTTACTGATGCTCCAGTAGAGTCATTAGTTGAGGAAAAGAAAGTTGACCCAACTATGGCCAAATATCTACAAGCACTAAACAACTTTAACAAGTAATCTAAAAAGGAAAAACAAATGACTACTCGTCAAGAATTATTACAAAAGTGGGCACCGATTCTAGAATCAGAAGCTGCTCCATCTATCAAAGATCAGTATCGTAAAGAAGTTACTGCTGTTCTTTTGGAAAACCAAGAACGCGAAATGGCTAAGCAGAATCAAGTTCTAACTGAAGCTACTCATGCTAACGCTGGTGGTTTAGGTGTTGCACTTGGTGGTGCTGGTACTAACGCAAACATGGCTGGTTACGATCCAGTGTTGATCAGCTTGGTTCGCCGTGCTGCTCCACAGATGATCGCTTATGACATCGCTGGTGTTCAGCCAATGACTCAACCAACTGGTTTGATCTTCGCAATGAAGAGCAAGTATACTAGCCAAGCTGGTACTGAGGCTCTATTCAACGAAGCTGATACAGACTTCTCTGGTACTGGTACTCACGCTGGTGCAAACCCAGTTGACGGTACTTACACTACTGGTACTGGTATGTCTACTGAGACTGCTGAAGGTCTAGGTGATTCAACTGCATTCAACCAAATGGCTTTCTCAATCGAGAAGACTACTGTAACTGCTAAGACTCGTGCTTTGAAAGCAGAATACACTGTTGAATTGGCTCAAGACTTGCAAGCTGTTCATGGTTTGAACGCTGAAGGCGAGTTGAGCAATATCCTTTCAACAGAAATCACTGCTGAATTGAACCGTGAAGTAGTTCGTACAGTTTACACTGCTGCTAAAGTTGGTGCTGAAGTTGGTACTGCTACTGCTGGTACTTTCGACTTAGACGTTGACGCTAATGGTCGTTGGTCTGTTGAGAAGTTCAAAGGTCTATTGTTCCAAATCGAACGTGAAGCAAACGCTATCGCTCAGACTACTCGTCGTGGTCGTGGTAACTTCATCATCTGTTCTTCAGATGTTGCTTCTGCTCTAGCTATGGCTGGTGTTCTTGACTATGCTCCAGCATTGTCAACTGGTTTGAACGTAGATGAAGCTTCTACTACTTTCGCTGGTGTATTGAATGGTAAGTACAAAGTTTATGTTGATCCATATTCTGCTAACCAATCTGCTAGCCAGTTCTTCGTAGTTGGTTACAAAGGTACTTCAGCATTCGACGCTGGTTTGTTCTACTGCCCATACGTACCACTACAAAAGGTTAATGCTGTTGATCCTAACACTTTCCAACCTAAGATTGGTTTCAAGACTCGTTACGGTATGGTTGCAAACCCATTCACTAGCTTGTCTTCTGGCGCAAACATCTACTACCGCAAGGTTAAAGTAACTAACTTGATGTAATATTCAAGTTGTATTAAACCTACGTAGATAGGTATTTTAAAAGGGATCTTCGGATCCCTTTTTTTATATGACTAAATATCTGTATGAACAATATTCTTTCCTGCCCAGTACCAGAAAACATCTCTCCATTATCACCTAATGGGTTCATGTTCAACATTCAAAAATTGCCAGAGGTAAATTTCTTCTGTCAACAAGTAAACCTACCTGGAATTATGCTTGGTGCTCCAGAGTTTGGTAACCCATTTAACACAGCACCAATTCCTGGTGAAACTTTGACATATGATCAACTTACTGTTCAGTTTTTAGTTGATGAAAATATGTCAAACTATAAATCCATATACAACTGGATCGTGGCTTTAGGATTTCCTGAAAATTACACACAATATGTAAATTTTTTATCACAATCTGAAGCATTAGTAACATCAGAGTTAGCAAAAAACTACTCAGATGCAACTCTTGCAATTTTAGATGGGTCTAATAATGTTGTGCAAACTGCACAGTTTCATGACTTATTTCCAATATCATTAGACTCTCTGGTCTTTCAATCAACAAATCAAGATGTGCAATACTTAGTTGGTAATGCAACATTTAGGTACGGTTATTACAAGTTTATTTGACATTTTTGCAATTTCGTAGTAAAATTATTATTACGAATAATTGGAGTTATTATGAATCTTGAAGAATTACAAAATATGTGGGACGTAGATTGTGCCATCGATGATAATTACCTCGGTGAGCAATCAACAGCCACACCTAAGTTACATGCAAAATATATCAGACTGCTAGTGAATGTAAAACTTAAACATACTAAACTATCATCAGACTATAACATTTTGCGTAAAGCGAAGTTTCGCTACTATCGTGGCGAACTATCACGTGAAGAACTACAAGAATTAGGTTGGCAGCAATGGCAGGGTGTTAAGCCACTCAAGAACGAGATGGATGAATTCCTGACTGGAGACACCGATCTAAATACAATGAGAGTCAAGATTGATTATCTTGAGACAATGATTTATTTCCTTGAGTCTGTTCTTAGTCAGATAAAAGCCAGAGACTGGCAAATTAAAACTGGCGTAGAATGGAAAAGATTTTTAGCTGGTATGTAATGATTATTAAAATTGAAAAACTTGACGAGGTTTATGTTCGTGTATTTTCAGAAGCATCTATCGAACAAGAAATCTCTGACTTCTTCACCTATGAATACCCAGGTGCTAGATTCACTCCGCAATTTAGAGCACGATTATGGGATGGTAAAGTAAGATTATACGACCAAGTTCGTAAAACTCTTTATGTTGGTTTAGTTTCTTACGTAGAAGAATTCGCTACTCGCAATGGTTATTCAGTTGAGTATGTTAATCAAGTTGTAAATATAAATCCAAATATCACAAACGAATCAATTCAGTTGTTCGCCCAAACGCTGGAACCACAGGGACGTGGTAAACCAATCGAGATTCGTGACTATCAAATAGAAGCAGTACAAACTGCTTTATCAAAAGAAAGAACATTACTTCTTTCACCTACCGCATCTGGTAAATCTTTTATTATATACACAATTATGCGATGGCATCTACTTGCTAAACGTAAGTGTATTATTATCGTTCCAACTACATCTTTAGTTGAACAGTTATATGCTGACTTTGAAGATTATTCATCAGCCAATAAATGGAATGTTGATGGTCACTGCCAAAAATTATATTCTGGTTTCACAAAAGATTTCACTAAAGACGTTTTAATTACAACATGGCAGTCTGTTTATCTACAACCAAAAGCGTGGTTTCGTCAGTTTGATGTAATCTTCGGTGATGAAGCACACCAATTTAAGGCTAAGTCTTTAACTACCGTTATGGAAAAGATGGATAACATTCGTTATCGTATCGGAACGACAGGTACTCTCGACAACAAGAAAGTTCATCGTTTAGTTCTTGAAGGTATGTTCGGTCCAGTTCATAGAGTTACTACGACCAAAGCTCTTATGGAGACACAGAGACTCGCACAGCTAAATATTACTTGTGTGGTTTTGAAATATTCAGAAGAGATTCGTAAGGGACGTAAGAATAATACCTACCAAGAAGAAATGGATTGGCTTGTTTCCTGTGAACCAAGAAATAAATTCATTAGAAATCTGGCAGTAAAAAGTAACGGTAATACACTGGTTCTTTTTCAATACGTTGAAAAGCACGGTAAAGTTCTTTACGATCTAATCAGGGAGAAGTGTCATGAAGACAGGAAAGTATTTTTTGTCTTCGGGGGTACTGAAACATCTGATCGTGAAGCGATTAGACATATCACCGAAGGAGAGTCAGATGCTATCATCATTGCATCGTATGGGACTTTCTCGACTGGCATTAATATACCTTCGATTGAGAATGTTATTTTTGCGAGTCCTTCAAAAAGTAAAATCCGTAATCTACAATCGATAGGTCGCGGACTAAGACTTAAAGACGGTAAATCTCACTGTAACTTATATGACATCGCTGATGATTTACATTGGAAGTCATGGAAGAATCATACATTAAATCATGCTGCTGAAAGGTATAAAACTTATGCCGAAGAGCAATTTGATATTAAACTTGTGGAGGTAGACCTTGTTAAAGGGTGATGAACATTATGTGATAGTTAAACTAATTACTGGCGAACAGTTGATGGCAATATTAGAGTATGAGTCAGATAATTCAGTAGAATTAGTTTATCCTATGTTGATTAGACTTTTTCCAATACTTAATGGAGAAAAGTCGCATGAGCATGTTACCGCTACCCCATATTCCCAATTTGCGCAAACTGCGCATATCACAATAAACAAAAGACATATTGTTTTCCTAGAAAACTTGCATCATATGTTAATCCCACATTTTACAAGACTTGTTGAAGAGAATGAAAACAAAGTTCTAGTTTCTCGTCAATCTGATGGTTCTGTCAAACGAGCAGAAGATTTAGATTGGAGTGAGGAAGAGATGGAAGAAGAAGCAGAATCTTTAACTACAGAGGAACTTCAGAAAAGAATTGCCATGCTTGAATCAATATTTGGTAAGGAAGAAGTTACTGAAGAAAAGGAAGAAG